TGATTTAAAAGCATTTAGTAAGGTTCGTGGATCAGATAAAAAACGAGTGTATGTAATCGATAAAAGAAATCGTACAATTGACGGAATCCCTTATATTATCAACTCAAATGTAAAAGCGTTAAGTGATGATGCAACAGTTGGAGGCGAATATGTCATGGCGTATGGATCTTTATCAAACTATACACTAACATCCTTTAGTCCTGTTGAGCTTACAAAATCAACTGATTATAAATTTGCTGAAGGACAAGTTGCATATAAAGCAGTTGGATTCTTTGGTGGAAACGTAACAAGCTGGAATGGTTTCTTGCGTGTTAAGAAAAAGGCTGCAGGATAAAAAAATATTGATTAACAAAGGAGGTTATTATGGCTACTAAAATATTAACAGCTGAACAAGTTCGCAAAGCATTATATCTTGAATCTGATGCTGACACAGAAGAGCTAGAAGAATTAAGTCTAATAGCCTCCTCATTTATTGAAGAAAAAACAGGACATGATTTTGGAGCAGACAATCCAATTGAGCCCTTAGCTACACAACTTGCAAAGATGTATATTAGACAAATCTACTTTGGTGCAACCGCCTATAACAGGGATTATGAATATAGTCTTGGGATAGAAGGTTTAATTGTCGACCTACAAAATATAGCCAAAGAAAAGAGTGCTACAACATGAACCAGACACAAGGCCCTAGAACCAGGATAAAAGATAAAAAAATTCGTATTTTTTATGAAATGGATCAGCCAGAAGGTTCAATTAAAATTTATATACATCCAGCAAATACTGTTATAAATGCGCATGTGCGACAATTAACTTCAACAGAACAAAATGCAGCAGACTCAACAAGAGATGGTTCAGCTTTACAGTTTACTATTAATAAAAGAGAAATAAAAACTGACATGTTCGTAGAGTTTCGTAGAAAGACCTATCAAATGGGGCCACCAGATAACTTCGAGTTTTACAGTGGTGAAGTTAAGTTTATAGCTTATGAGGTTTCTCCTAAGGAACATGTGTCAGTCGAATGGAGTGCGTGGTAATAATGAAATTATACACTTCGATATTTAAGGCAATAGATCAGATTAAATTTCTGCTTATAGATGCAGGATTAGTAGATGGAATAACACTAACCAATGAACAGTTAAAAGTTTCAAAAGATACTTTGTTCTGGCATATAGCTGTAAAAAATGAAGAAGGGTCCAAAAAGCAAACGTATGTAACTTACAGCGTAGTAAGCTCACAACCCACTCTTTATGGTGACGGTATTCCTCACGGGTATTCAGTTATTATTGGGTTAAATATTTTTTCTAATAAAGAAAACGTTAAAGATTTAATCGATGATATAAACACATCTGCAGATAAACTTGGGTGGCAATTTGAATTGTCTTCTGCAATTAGCTATGATCATCAACTCAATTTATACACATATCCTTTTAATTTGTTAAAGGTGCTTACAGAATGAAACTAGATATTGAGAAGCAAATGGCAGAGATTATTCGTAGTTATAGAAATACACAGTTTGATGCAATTCAAGAGTCGTTAACTGTAGTATCACAAGATATGGCAAAAAAACTAGAAGTGGCTTCTCCAATAGGGGAAGGTCCTGTTCATCTTAAAGATCAATGGGGAATCAAAACAAAATATAAAAATGTAAGGTATGTTGGAAATAGCAAGATGACAAAAGCATCAAAAAATTTCCGAAGCGTACCAGTAACAAATGTATTGGAATACGGTAAAAAGGGAAGCCCCTTCATTAACCGTACTTGGGCATTAAATAAAAATGAAGTGTTTAATAAATTTAAAAAAGAACTTGAAAGGAGAATAAAGTAAATGGCAAAAAAAGCACAATTTAGATTTAATATTAAAAATATTAAGTACGCTTTTCCAGATGAAACGGGGATGTATGACGCTCCGAAAGATTTAGCGTATGCAAATAGCTTGGCACTTGAATCCGTTTTTACAGAAAACCCGCTTTATGGTGATGGGTTAAAAATAGCAACTGTAGCTAGTGATCAAGGTAAAACCGGAACTTTAAGTGTAATCAACAAAGATGAAGACTATGAGATTGCTTGTGGTAGGGCGAAAAAAATAAATGGCGGTTTAGCTGATACGCAACAACTCGCGTCAATCGAACATGCAATGTACTATGAGACTGAGGATTTAGAACCAGGTAAAAAAAGCACAATCAAGGCTTGGTTGTTTGGAGTCACAAGTGGACAAGCTGGAGAAAGCTATGAGCAAACAAGAGACACTGAAACGATCAATGCTATTGACTACCCATTAACTATCAGAGGAGTACTTTTGAAAGATAGTCTTGGAGCAGACAACTACACAGATGAGAACGGCAATACCGTTATGATCACTAGAATCGTCTGTAAACCAGGGGAAACAGGATACGAAACTTTTGGAGATAGTGTGCCAATTCCGAAAGCTTTAGATTAAGGGTAAATTTATGATTGTAAAACTACCTATATTAAAAAAAACATGGAAAGAAGATACTCAAACAGTTGAAAGAGTAAGGATTGAGAAGTCGGTTCAAATTGATACTTCATTTAAAGCTCATTTGAAATGGGAAGAGCAGTTTGGAGCAACACTAGGGTGTGATTTAATAACCTACACCGAAAGAGTAGAAGGCTGGATAAAGAACCCTGAAAGTGCAAAAGCTCAATTTTTAGGGCTGTTAAAGTTGCTGTATTGTTATATTAATGCAGACTGGCTTCCAACATTCTCTGAGTTTGCATCATTATTCGATTATGAAATTGCAGATGAACTTATAGAAAAAATAAGAGTTGTATTATCTGAAACTAATAAAACAATAGGAAAAAACTAAAAGAGCGTGCTATCCATTTAGCAAAATTATCAGCTGGATTGTCGGCATCTAGTAGTAAAGGTGTTAAAAATAGCACGCCCTTTATTTTCTTACTATTAAAAAAATGTATGCAATACAAGATTAGCTATGATTTAATGTCGTCAATTAATTATAAGGACTTGCAATACATAATAATAGAATACGATATTGATAACATTAATCAGCTATTAAAAGATAAAGAAAGAGCAAGAAGTGAAAAAAATGGTGTTGAGATAATCGACGCAACAAACGATCAAATACGTTCGATGCATCAATAGAACTAAAGAGGAGGTTTGGAAATGTCTACAATACGTGGCTTGACGATTGCAATAGGAGCCGATACTAAACAATTTAATAAAGATATCAAAAAAGTAGACAGAGAAATCAGGTCAACGAATTCAACAGTTCGAGAACTTACAAAATCGCTTGAATTAGATTTTAATGATGATAGATTTAGTGAGGCAATGAGGCTTGCTCAAAAAGTAATTGAAGATACTGAGTTTAAGGCTAAAAAACTCCGTGATGAGATTAAATATTTAGAAGATGCTGGAACAATTGATACAACAGCGTATAAGAGCCTACAAACTCAACTAATAAGAACCGAATCTGATGCAGTACTATTAAAACAAAAGTTAGAAGAAATTAATAAGTTAAAACTCGATAGAATATCAGAACAAGTAAAACAAGTAGGAGATGGCTTTTCAAAAGCAGGACAAGCACTAAAACCATTTTCAGTTGCAGCTGCTGGAGTTCTGGCTTCGTTTACTGCAATTGCAGCATCCTCAGTATCAACAGCAAGTAAAATTGACGATCTAGCTCAATCAATGGGAATGACCGCTGAAGAATATCAAAGGTTTGATTATATCGCGATGCAAACAGGGTCATCAACAGATAGATTAGCAAGAGCCTTTGTTGTATTAAGAACTGGGGTAGGTAAAGCGTTAATTGGTGAAACAAGTAAATCAATGGATGCTTTACAACAGTTAGGTTTTACGATAGAAGACCTGCAAACAATGTCACAAGAAGATATTTTCAATACGACAATATCTAGACTTTCATCAATGGAAAATGAAACCATGAAAGTGGCACTAGCTACTCAAATATTTAATGAGAGAATTGTAGCTGACATTATGCCAACTTTAAACGCAGGAAGCGACGCAATGGCGAGCCTCTCATCAGAGTTTGAAACGTTGGGGTACTTAACAAACGAACAAGTAAAGTCAATGTCTGATTTTGATGACGTATTAAACCGTTTAAAAATGATATTCGCTAATCTTAAAAATGAGATAGGTGCTGCGATGCTACCTTTAATGGAAACGCTAGCTGAAATAGTTGAGACTAAAATCATACCTGCAGTGAGAAAACTGACCGACTGGTTGACGAATTTGAGTGATTCACAACAAAAGTTTTTATTTGGTGGATTAGCTTTAGTTGCAAGTCTATCACCGATATTATTATTAATTGGGAAATTAACATCTGGGATTGGAGGATTAATATCCTCAACTGGTGGTTTAAGTAAAGCGCTGGGACTTTTATCGGCCCATCCTATAATAGCAATTATCGGGTTGATTGCAGTTTTAATAGGAATTATGTATACAAAAAATGAACAGTTTAGAGAGTCAATTAATAACTTAGTAAAAACTCTCGGAAATGCTTTAATGCCAATTCTAGAAGTTTTTGGAAATATATTAAATACCTTAATGGAAGCAATTGGCCCCATTATTGATATGGTAGCAGTAACACTAGCACCAATAATAGATTATCTTGCTTTTAGCATAAGTATTTTAGGCGAACAATTAAGGTTTGCTTTAATACCGCTACAAGTAATAGCAAAAATCTTCGAAGTTATAATTGCTTTTGTTTCTCCTTTAATCGAAGGGATAACAGCAATAGCAAACGCATTTCAAAACGTGCTAGGCGGAGCATTTGATGGAATCTTAGAAAAAGTTAGAGGAGTAACTGACGGAATAATGGGCTATTTTGAAACTGCAATCAACTGGGTAATAGATAAAGTCAATTGGCTTATTAAACAAGTTAATAAAATATCAGGTATTGTTGGAATTACAATCGATACCGTCGATAGAGTGGACTTGACAAGTAGACCTGAAGCAAAAGTTGAGTCTTCTCCAACACCAGAACAAGCAATAACTCCAGAACAAGTCATAACTAACACTTCCCAAAATTATAGTTATCCTCAATCAGTAACCAATAATGATTATTCTCAAAAAGAAATAAAAATTGAAGTGATAGTACAAAACTATGCTGAAGAGGTGGATGTTGACAAAATGGTTGATGATATTAATTTAAAATTAGCAGAACAATTTTAAGGGGTGATCTAATGAGAAAACTAAAATTATATAATTCCAACAAAACCTCTTACATTGACTTTAACAATAATAAGTACCTAGTAACTGATATATCAGGGCTAGGTACGAGTTATGAGTTTAAAAAGTTAGAAAAGGCAATATATGATATTGAGCAAAGCTTTGAGAATATATTTTTAACTGTCAACTTTGGAATAAAAAGCAATGCTTATAATGACTATAAATCATTCCTTGATTTCATAGCTTCAAATGGCAAAAAGAAATTTATTTTAGGTTATGATTATGGTTTAGGTGAAAGATTTACAGATGTTTATATTAAAAGCGTTCCAAAAACACAAAAAACCAATTTTAATGTCATCACTGAAAATGTAGTTTTTGAAAGATTGACACCGTGGTATGAAGAAGTAGAAGTCACTTCTCCTGGTGATGGAAATCCTTTTGAACTCGATATAGTAAATAATCATATTATGCCAATACCTTTAAAAATTGAAACAACCGATGATGTTGAAGAACTTGATTTAAAATTACATTATGCAGGTGAATTTAGTAGGAATTTGTTGTTGGATAGTGGTTCAGAGAGAATCGCTGACAGTTCTAATAAAACTAACGGAATATACTATGGACAAAATCTAACTTATTTAAAGGGAGAAACTGTAACATTGTCTTTTGAAGCAAAGTCGACAGAAGTTAGTGATACTTTACAAATATCTTTAGCAGAGACTATAGGTAGATCCACTCACTTAATAGATATTATATCATTTACTGAAGAGTTCGTTCGTTATGAGTATACATTTATCGTTACTATTAGAGAAGACAGACCATCTATTGGTGGTTTGTGGTTCAACAATAGAATATCAAATTATCCAAATAACATCGGAAATATATTTATTAAAAACGTCAAACTAGAACGCGGAGATAAAGCGACAGAATGGTCTCCTGCTCCAGAGGACTATGACAGCGAAGTAGGAAGGGTGAAAGTTATTTCAGAAAGTGGGTATAATTTATTGATAGACTCAGAAAATAAAAAAGTTGAGCTTTTTAACTCATCAGGATCTATTAATGGATATGATAATATTGATCATACATATAATTCCTTTTTACAAATCAATAGAGGAGCTCATGTGCTTAAAGATGAAAACGGATTACCTTTAAAAATCAGTTATAAAAAATGGGTGGCTGACTAATGAAGAAAATTTTAATGTTGATTTTGCTTATTTTTGTTTTAGTTGGATGTGTAAAAACTGGAGGTGATGAAATGTATATCGCAATTTATGGTAGAGACCTGCAACATATAACAAACGTAACAAATGTCAAATTTGAAATAACAGAACGCGTTTTTGATTTAGACAATTCTAATTTTTCTGGAATAACAAGTGTTGACATATCAAACGGGTTAATTTTCGTTTTATGTGATAATACAGGAAAACAGATTTATAGTGGGTATATGAAAAGCGTAAAACAATCGAATAATATGGTGAGTTTTTCAGGAGAGGATTTTAAAAAGACACTTGATACTGAAGTTATTCTCGATTATGCTACAGATCTACAAACCTCACCTGCCACATTAGGTGCTTTATTTAAGGACGTTGCTGATGCAATACTGGAACAAAATACTGAAGCACTATCAATTGTTCCGCACGAAATTATATATCCTAATCCGCAAGATGACATCTATTGGATAGCCAACTATGACATGCAATATTTAACAATAAATGCAATCAAGTTTTTAAAGACTTATCTAGCCTATTTTGGATATTACATTGATAGTTATTTTGATGTTGTCAATAAAAAAATCGTTTTGGAAATTAAGCAAGCGACAGAGACAGCATCGATTAGATTAGATGATTTTGTGCATGAAACCACAAGAAGTGATACTTTAACAAATAAAGCAGTCGCTACAATAAAATATAATAATATTATTTCTGATCAAAAGGCCTGGTTAAAATTAGGTATGGAAGGAGACTATTATAATAATCAGCCAGAAGAAAATAGAACTGAAGAAAATAATTATGACTTAACTGGGTACCCAAGTTTAGATCCAAATGGATATCCTCTTGGTTATGCGATGAAAGTTAATATGTACGATAATAGGTATCAGCCACCCACATTCATGGGTACATTCTATTATGTAAATACAGTATCAGCAATTTATAGACCAGAACTGCCAATAAGAACCTACTATTTGGGTAATGATAATCTAATATATGAAACTTTAATACCTCAAGATAAAATAATTTTGCCTGTAATTACTAAAGTTTTTGAAGAAGAGTTTTTCCAAACCGCACAATTTAATGCAGTATCAGAGTTAGTAAACAGTAGATATAATGAAAATATAATTATAACAAACGCTCAAACCCCAGTAGATCTATCAAAGTATGACCTATATACAATGATCAGGGTTTACGATAAAAACGGATTAATGGTCGAAATGCCGCTTGCAGAAATTGAAAGGTCAAACGAAGGATATAAAATTAAGCTTGGATTTAAAAAGACCAAGTTTACAGAAATAATTAAAAGTCTAACAGAAGAAGCACCAATTAAGTCGACAGGTACTAGCGGAAGTGGCGGTGGAGGATTATCAGAAGGGGCAGTACATAATATCATTGATACTGAAGTACCAGGAATGATTGATTCTAAAGTTAGCGAAGCTATTGATGATATAGATATATCAATTGATACTATTTCAGGATTAGAAGCAGCACTCAACAGTAAAGCATCATCTACACATGCACATTCAGCAGTTGATATTACATCAGGAACATTACCTGTGTCCAGAGGTGGCACGGGTGAAACAACTATTGCTAGCACAAAAAGCAAATTAGGGATTCCTACATTTGAGCTATCTGGCACAACTCTCACGATAACACTGTAGGTGATAATATGCCTGTACCTTTTAATGGAGTATACTTAACAAAAATTGATGTTAAGAAAAATGAGGTTGTAAGAAGTTGGGTCAGTACAACAAATCCAGGATATTATGAT